AGTATTATTAGTTATTGGAGATATAGCAAGAGTATTTGCGATATAAGATCCAGCTACCCACATTCCAAGAAAAGTATAAACAGTAGCAGCGGGAGCATCTATTAATATTGTATTTAATTCAGTGTTAACAACTACAGTTGTATTTTCACCATCAACAATATCAACACTACCAGTTAATCCATTTAAAGATGGTGTAGTACCTAACCCAACAACTGAAAGGGTTAAACCATTAAAAGAATCAGAATTAATTAATCCAGACATTTTTTATATATATAATACAATATATAAAAAATTAAAATATATAATTATTTTTGATGTAATAATTTCGCCGTATGTTCTGATATTAAATAAGATGGGTAATTCTTACCTATTGAAACCCAACGACCCATTTTTTTGAGTTCTGCGAGTTCTTCTTTAGGCATACCGAAATGAGTTCCTAATAAATATTTTAAAGCATGTGATGATGTTGATTGAGGATATACAACAATATTTGTGGTTTCTCCTAGTAAAAGACGAGTTTTTTTATAATTAGTGGAAAAATGCGTCAAACATAGCATTGTTGTGTTTGTGTGTCTTCCTTGAATTGCTAAATCATCAATTAATTGTTGTACGACTTTACCCATTTTATCGGGAAAACTATCATAATCGTCGAAAATAATCATACAATTCTCAAATTCTTTAATATCTGGTGGATCATCCATCAATGATTGAACGTTTATTCTTTTAGGTTTTCCAATTTTCATTGTGTCTAATGTAGAATCTTCATCTAATTTTGAAATTAAATAAATTTCTCTTTGTGGAAATATTTTTTTATAATGTTCGGCGAGACCACGAGCAATAAAAGATTTACCAGAACCAGATTGACCCGTGATGTACCAAACTTGACGAACTTTAGGATCGGGAGTCGGTATTAATTGAAAAGCTGAATCTGTTGGAAGTACTATAGATGTATCATTTTTATCATCTTCTTGAATTTTAGTATATAAATTTTTTATATTATCATTTTCCATTAGCATATTTGGCGGAATTCCTTTTATCATTGCTTCTTGAAATTTATACATCATTATAGTTCTTTCATTTGTTTTTAATCCTAAATTTTTGAAATCTTTCGCATAATTTAAAGCATTTATTTCTTTTTTTGGTTTTTTTACTTTTGAGTCATCAGAATTTAAAAATAAAACTTCTTTATCATAATCTCCACCTTTAACGATAGCAATAGGAATTGAACCTTTGGATTTTTCAAAACTTAAGTTTGGCATATTTATATATATATTATATATATTTTTTAATTTTTGTAAATTTTTTAAAGTAAAAATCTAAAACTTTTGATATTTATTGACAAAAAGTAGGGAAATCAAAAAAATCATTATGATTTTATATAAATCCCTATTTTTTGTCAAATTCTTTTTTCTAAAATTAATATATGCCATATAAAATAATTAAGTTTGATGACGGTTATAGAGTACAAAGTGATAAAGGCCATTATTTATCATATAATCCATTAACTAAAAAACAAGCAAATAAACAATTAATTGCTGTTTCATTAAAAGAAGGTCTTTTAGGTTCTGGAATACAACCACCAGAAAAAGATTTTTTTTTAGCAACAAAACAATCGTACAATATAACAAATAACGCCGAAAAAAATATTAATGGATTAAATTTAATATTAGAAACACCAACAATAAAAGCATATTTAAATGAAAATGAAAAAACAATATTATTAGCAGTTAGAGGAACAAAACCAGAAATTGTCGAAGATTTGAAAGCTGATGGATTAATTCTTTTTAATAAATTAAGTACATCGGATAGATATAAAAAAGATAAAGAAATTGTCGGTACATTAATATATAAATATCCTCCCAATATATATGATTATTATTTAACGGGTCATTCACTTGCTGGGGCAATTATAGCACAATTAAAACGTGATTTTTTACAGTTAAAAAATGCGGTCGTATATAATCCAGCATCCCAACCATATGATTATATATCACAACAAAGCGATCAAATTAAAAGAATATACACAGAAAATGACCCATTATATAAATTGGGGGCGAGTATATTCAAAAATAAACAAGTAATTCCAACAGCGTTACAATTAGCACAAGATACGTCAAATTTAACTTCAAAAGCTTATAATTTTTATCAAGGACACGCACTAGATAATTTTAAAGGATTGTATGGTTTAGGACATCCCAAAGAATCATTAAGAACTAAAAAAATAAATGACGAAATTTCTTTAGTATATGGAAAACACAGATAATTAAAATTTATAAATAATAAATTTTAATTTTTTACATTAATCTTTTTGATAATCCTTTTTTTCCAAAACCAACGGCAGACATTAGATCTTGAGCGTCACTAGGAAGAAAAGATTTAATTAAAGGGGCCATAGCTTTAATTATTGGCATTGCTTTTTGAACGCCAGTCGATAAACCTTTAACCATACCAGATAAACTACCGCCAACGTATCTATTAACTTCAGATCGTGTGACTGCTCCTTTATTTGTTGCTTCAGTAACATCTTTTTGGGATAACACGCCCTTAACCACACGTGATGAACCACGAATTGATTCAAAAAATCCGCTATTGGCAGTGATGACAACTAATTGATAAGCAGCAACGGGATCTTGAGAAGGATTATATACAGAATAATTAAATTGGAATGTATAGTTACCAACATTTGAAGGTGCTTGAGAAAGTTGTAATGTAATATCACGAGAAGGTTTGAGAACCAAAAATCCTCCAACGGTACCAGTAAATTGTTGTCTGACTTGATCGCCATCCATAATTGCTTGTACTGATTGACCGTTAAATTCACTCCATGACATATCCAACCCATTTAATTGGGAAAGTGAAAAAAGCTCGGCAGTTGTTAAACTACTCATTAGACCAGAAAAGTTATCAAAATTTACGGAAATATTAGTAATTGGTAAATTCCAATCAGCTTCATTGACACCGTAAGATGTAGGGCGAGCGGAAATTATAATTAAATCGGGAATACAAGGCAAGGTGATGGTTTGAGAGGATTGATTTGCTAAAGTCGCACCACTTGCGATTGGGTCGGAGGGTGTGACAGATTGGATGTACCTAGGAAATTCCATATAATTTACACGGGACAAACTTGGCATAGGGAGAGCAAGAGATGGAGTCAAAAACAAACAAGAAATTTGAGAGTTTTGAAATGCTCCTCCAACGGGGGCTGTATTATAAACAACACCAGTTACCTCTTTACCATAAACGTCGGTAGATCTTAAGACACGGCCAGATTGTCCGACAATAGCGGGAGAATTCATATTCATAGAAAGCTGTATATTTTGAAGGCCGAATAAGCCAGTTTCATTTTCATGAACGTCAGAAAAGCAGAAAGGAGATAAAATTAGTTTTTCAGTTGATGTAAATTTTAAATATACTGTATATGCGTTTGTACCATCTACTTGTACGGGAGGAGCGATGGATGCTCCAGCGGCATTAGTAAAATCAATATTCCAATAAGCACCATTTGGAGGATTTCCATTAATTGCGTTTTCATAACCAGCTAAAGGATTATTCCACGCTCCAGCGGCGTCATTATAAGATTGGTATGTATCTAAATAAGTGGGACATGTTCTTAATGTACGATTTTTTTTAGAATCGGAAAGTCTTAATAATTGGGGTAATACATCGGATGTATTTAATGATACAGTAGTATCGTTAATAGTTGCTGTCATTGTAGATACGAGTTGATGGAGAGGAAAAGGAGCAAGAGCAACATCACGACCTAAAATTAAAACGGGATGCCCGGCTGTTTCATCTGCTATAGTAACGGATACAGCTATAAAAACAGTTGAAGTCCAATCTACAGCTTTATCGAGGAAAACATTTTCACTTGGAACTTGAATTTGATAAGTGTGTTGAGATGTAGATTGAGATAAAGCGATAAAATTTGTGTTGGTTTGACTTGCGGCACCTTGTTCTACAGCATATTGAACTGGTGATCGTTGTACTATACGAGGGTCGAAAACTGCGATTTTTTCTATAGAATCAGACATTGTGTATATATATAATAAGAATATTAAATATTTTTATAATATTAAATATTTTTTAGTAGATTATATATTTTTTATCATTTCTTTAATCTTTTTCTAAATAACATTTTCATAGATACAGAAGAATAATTAAACATTCTTATGGGATATAATTTATTATCTAATCTATTTTTATAATATACTTGTATATCAATATCGGTTAATTTTCCATTAGAACCACCAATCATTGATGCCATTTTAAACTCTCCTTGAGGTTCATAATAAATAAAATTAGAATAGTCTTCAGCTCTTTTCATATTTACGGCAAGATCAGCAATGATTGGACTAAATGCGGCACTAGTATTTGAACTATCATCATTTGATGTACCATAAACAATAGGGGCGGATATTGACTCATTAACAACGGGCAATTGTCCCGAAGTAAAAACAATAGATTGGATTGGACTCCATATAGATGAAGTAGAAACAAAATTTTCAGTCATTTTATAATAAGATGGGGCGAGCGTAGGAAATCCAGCAAAAGAATTTGGAAGCCATATATTAGTATTTAATTTATTATATACTCTAAAAATATTGGGTTCGTTTTTATTGCCAGCGATAGCATCATTAATATCATTAGTTCTTGATGCGTTTACTATTAATGTGGAAGGGTTTATATAATCAGTATCAAATGAACCAAATAATCCAAAAGAATTATTATTAGAATATAAATTCATTTCTTCCGTTGCTCCAGTTATTCCAAATGATGATGTATCGTAATAAATACTAAATAATCCAGATGGTGCGTCATATGTCATAAAAGGAGCATAAGAAGCAAAACTACTCCCCTTTAAAGTAACTAAATCAGCTCTTAATAAATTAAATGTTTTATTTACTAATTTTACAAAGTGATCGTAAGTATAAATATAATAATAATCATTGGTTAAATCTTGAGATTTTGTCGGTATTCTTGGATATGAATTCGAGTTTAAATATGTTAAATTTTCTGGTTCATAAATTAAATTTCTTGATGCGTAATATGTAAGACCACCAACTACCAATGATAAACCGAAAGTATATGTTGTAAAATTTACTGATTTGGGAGGATCTGAAATTAAATAAGGATTATCGGCACCAACAGCAATTTGAGGGATCATTAAAGGTAAATTTTTGCCTACACCGTTTAATTGAAATCTAATAATAGAAAATTCAAATTTTGTAGTATCATTTATAATTGGTACGTTACGAGCTTCTTTAAAAGATACTATAGGATCTTCGTTAAAAATTGAATTTTTAGATCTACCATTTATAATATCGGCATTATAATAAACTATATCATAATCTCCATCTCTATCAACTGAACCTAAAGTTTGAACGTTAGATCTGTAAGAAAAACTAGTTTGACTTACTGGGAACTTATTTTGACTAGGAAAGGCCATTTATATATATATATTACATTATTTTTTAATTATATTAAAAGTAATATTTGAAACAAATTGATCTGGCGTTAAATTTGACTCTTTAATCATATCATAATAATCGTCTAAATCTAAATCTTTATACAAAAGACGAACACAACAATGGCGACCACATGTATTAATTCCTTTTTTATCTTCTTGAAAATCGTACGTATTGTAATAAACTCCATTATTTGCTGTATTTTTTAATAATCTTAATAATGAAACTTTACATTGATTTAATTCTTCTAATTTGGATTGAGATAACCATTTTTTATTTTTATCTATTCCCGTACCATATGGATCAAAATAATAAATATTATCATGTTTATCTTTATGAAGACATAACCAATGGCCCGTGTATTCGTCAGTGGTTAAAAATAAAATAATAACTCTATTTTCATTATCAAATATTTCATCAACATCATTATAATTTTCTAAATCTGGGTACGTTATAATACTAATATTATCACCCAATATATTTCTAATATCATCATCACCTAATGGGTATTCTTCAATATTTTTATAAGTAGTATTCATATATATTATATTATTAAAATTATTTATAAATATTATATATAAATATGGATCAAAATACTATTATATCTATAGTCGCAATTTTAACATCAGTTGGTGGAACACTTTTAGCAGTTTTTAACCATAAACGATGTCGATCACATTGTTTAGGTACTGATTTAGTTGCGAGTATCGATGTAGAAAATACAACTCCAACTGAAGAATTAAAAATTAAGATACCAAAAACAAATAATGTTGTACCACTACCACCATCACCAACGACTAGAATTAAAAAACATACTTACGATGTATAAAAAATATTTGACAAAAAGTAGGGAAATTATAAAAATCATTATGATTTTCTCAAAATCCCTACTTTTTGT